ACACAAAGGCGCCCCCGAAATGGACGAGATACTCATCAATCAACCCGAACTGAAGCCAGGATTCAACAGGAGAGCTCTTGATAACTACCATGATACCCTCATGTCTATAGAGCTTCCTGAATTCTCGCTGGAAAAAGAGCAGAATTCTCTGAGAATCGAGATATCTTTAGATTCTTTAGATCCCAGCTCAACCATTGGTTCAACTTTGAGAGATAATCCTGGCATAATTGTGGAATCAGAAAAGCTGACTAACCTAGTTCACGACATTACAGTTGGCCACCTTGCCCCGAATACTGATAAGATGTTTAGCTCTGTTTTTCCTGTTAAGAATGACGGCTTTGATGGTTACACCCCTGACATGATAATTAAGACAACAGCAGGTGCACACTACATTATAGAGTTCACAACCTTCCGTGGTCTTGAGGCTGGTGCTGCTCAAGCTGCAATGTCAAAGCTTGCAAAGTATGAAATCCCCTGCATCAACAGGTCTTCTGAATCCACTTTATCCTTATGTGTAATTGCTGTGCACAGATCAGGAGTTGTCAGCAATCTGATTTTGAAAGAGGATGAAGTCAATGAGTTAGTATTCAGATTCAGGCTAGCAGTTGCCATCTTTTATGAGGCAATGAAGTTGTGCCCTGAATTAACAGATGATGACTCTGAACTGTCAAAAGCAGAAAAGGAGATAATTGGCACAATCTCTATGATTTCAATGGATTGGAGAAGAACAGAAAAGAGCTTCCCCTTCTTCAGAGAGGATGTGCACAATTTCTTTATGGACACTCCACCTGACGAGGACTATATGACAAACATCATATCATCTACTATAGAAAAAGCACATAAAGACCTACTAAACTCATCATTCATCCGGAATGAACTTAGTTACGATGATCGAATAATCCTGAACTCTGAAGAGTGTAAGATTGCAATATCTGAGCTGGAATCAGGTTTGAGAGCAGCAACACATAGAAGTATATTCAGGTCCAAGGCAACTGTTCAACTCCCTGGCTGGGTGACTCGGAAAGGCCCTGGAGGAAAGGACTTGATGTGCATGAAATCACTGAACTGTGAAGGAGATCATCCAATGCTCAAGATATGGAGTAAGGTTCTATCTCAATCTAGATTTGAGGCTATTGACAGAATGTATGACGACTCAGAAGCAGAGTTGGATTATGCCCTAAAGGGTGGGCCAGATAGAGCGGATGAAAGATGCAGATACCACAGAGTGACAGTAGATCTGAGCAATGAGGAGATTGAGTATGCAGCTTCTCTGGGTGTCAATGGGAAGAAATATTCTGATCTCAATTCTGTGAAAAAAGCAAGGGAGATGAGCAAAGAGTGCTTTAGTATAGATCATGATATACGTCATCTAGAAGAGTTCTTAATATCACATGATAGGAGTCTGTTTGACACAGATGAGGAATTGTACTCGCCTTATGATGAAGACTATGAGCTGAGGTTAGCAGCCCAAATGATCCATCAGCCAGACTACAGCTTAAAAAAAGGCCCAAATGAATTCCTGAAAAATCATAATGAATTTATACACTCAGCTATTGGCTCCTGGTCGCAGATGGTCTCTTTAATAGGATCTGAGCTGTCAGCATCAGTTAAGCAGCATGTAAAAGAGAGATCATTTGTGGTAAAGAGGTTGCTAGGTTCAGGAGTGTATCTTCTTATAAAACCCACAACATCAAGTAGTCATATATTTGTTTCTTTGGCAGTAGACAAATCTTATTTTGTAAGAGATCTTTGCAAGAATGGGGTCTTTAAGTCATACTTGGACGGGGGGGATATCTATGTGACAGAATTTGTCTCGTACAAATTGAGCAAGTTAACAAACTTATGTAAATGTTGTCCTCTCTTAGAATGCTCCATATCTTTCTGGACAGAGGTTTTTGGATTTTATCCTTGGGAATCTGTTTTCCTTTTGAGTCGAGAAAGAAGTCCAAGTATGAAAGAAGCTTTCTCTATGATAAAGCTTTCCTTGCTCACCCTGATGGAGGACAAAGCCACTACTGAAGAAATCCAAACCTTGATGAGATATATTGTGATGGAAGGGTTTGTGTCTCAACCAGAATTGCCAAAGCCTCATAAGATGGTCCCTAAGCTACCCACAATTCTAAGATCTGAGCTACAGGTCTACTTAATAAAAAGAGCTCTCTCAAGTATGCTGACTATTTCAAAACAGCCATTCTCACTAAATAAGAGAGGAGGTCAAGTGACCTGGTCTCATCTTTTCAATCCCCTTACTGGTCTGCCTCTTAAGGATCTTCAGCCACTGATTAGCTCTTGCTATAATGGATACTTCAAAAATAAGGAGGAAGAGACAGAGCCATCAGCATTATCAAAAATGTACAAAAAGATCATAGAGCTGGAGCATTTGTGCCCAGAGACCGATGAGAATCTAGGGGTGGGTGACCCTTTAGAGCCCAAGATGCATGAATTTAGTAGAAGTTATTTAAAAAGCTGCATTGAACATGCCAAACACCTGCTGAAAAGGACTCATGGCAGCAGTTACATGAAAATGATAGATTCTCAAATAATGAGAGAGTTATCCTCTCTAACTTTAGAAAGGTTAGCCACACTAAAAGCAACCAGTTGCTTTAACGAGTCTTGGTACTCTTTTAAAGAAGTAAAAGACAAGAGTTATAGCAGAGATAAGCTCATAGTAAAGATGTCTGAATTTGCTAATTCGGGGAAAACACTAGCAATTCACATGTTTGAGCAATGCATGAACTTAATAGAGCAGAGAGGAGCTATGCATATTTGCTTATTTAAGAAAATGCAGCATGGAGGTTTGAGGGAAATTTATGTTATGGGAGCAGAGGAAAGAATAGTTCAATCTGTAGTTGAAACCATTTCTCGCTGCATAGGCTGTTTCTTTCCTTCAGACACTTTATGCAATCCAGCTAACAAATCCAGGATACCAGAAAGTCATGGCATGAGAGCTAGAAAACATTGCAGAGGCCCTGTATGGACATGTGCAACATCTGATGATGCTAAGAAATGGAATCAGGGTCATTTTGTGACCAAGTTCTCACTAATGCTTTGTTCTTTCACTAGTCCAAAGTGGTGGCCAATAATAGTAAGAGGTTGTTCTATGTTCACAAATAAGTTCATGATGATGAACATGAGATACATTGAGATCCTGCACAATCATAGAGATCTAACAGTGAATGATGAGTTTGTAAATCAGCTATATTCAGCTTATCATGGGGATCTAGAAGTGCCATGGATTAGTCCTGGGTGCACGTACCTCAAAACAAAGACAGGCATGATGCAAGGCATACTTCACTTCACATCTTCTTTGCTACATACGATACACCAGGAGTACATCAGATCCTTAAGTTTCAAGATAATCAACATGAAAGTCCACCCAGAAGCATCTTATAAAGTTGTGTGTGACATGATGCAAGGCTCTGATGATAGTAGCATGATAATGAGTTTCCCTAGTTCTGACCTGGCCATGCTAGCTCGCTTCAAGGTCGCAGCAGCAATCTGCTTCAGAGTTAAGAAAGATTTGGGTATCTATATTGGGATATACAAATCCGAGAAGTGCACATCAAACACAGATTTTGTGATGGAATATAATTCAGAATTCTACTTCCATTCACAACATGTCAGACCCACCATTCGCTGGGTAGCATCCTGCTGCAACCTGCCAGAGGTAGAAACACTGGTAGCAAGACAAGAGGAAGCTTCAAACCTGATGACATCAATATCAGAAGGAGGTGGGTCTTTTGCATTGTCTGCTCAGATACAACAAGCCCAGTGCACATTGCACTACATGCTAATGGGGATGGGTGTGACAGACCTCTTTAAACATTACAAAGTTGCTATAATGAGATGGAAAGATCCAGGGCTAGGCTTCTTTCTGTTGGATAATCCTTACTGTGCCGGGTTAGGAGGATTCAGATTCAATCTTTATAAAGCTATAACCAGGACACAGCTCCAGAAATTATATGCATACTTCTTGAGAAAAGTGAGGAAAAATAGTGATGATGGAGATCAGTTGGAGACCTGTAGTGTCAGTCCTGGTGGAGCACTAATCATGAGCTCATCACTCAAGTGGGGCTCTAGACAGAAGTTCTTAAAATTAAGATCTAGACTGAACATTCCTGAAGACTGGGTTGATAGAATTAACGAAATACCAGACATTCTATATAGGGCTCCTAGAACTGGGAAAGAAATCATACTGAGAATTGCAGAGAAAGTCCACAGCCCAGGAGTGGTGTCGTCTCTTTCTTCTGGAAATGCAGTTGCTAAAGTGATGGCATCCTCTATATACTTTCTCTCAGCTTCTATTTTTGAAGATAGTGGAAGACCAGAGTTCAGCATAGCATCATCCTCAAAATACAGCCTTCTCCAGAAGATGGCAGCGTTTGAGGGCTGTCATGGTATCAATGACATAACAGATGATGATTTAATGTTTCTATTTCCCAATATTGAGGAACTAAACCAGCTAGACTCTATTGTCTTTGACAGAGGAGAGATTGAAGTTATAAGAAGACTTAACACTAGAGAGGCCACACAGACAAGAGTAGTCATTTTTGATGAACATCACATCATGAGAGTCGCACCTGAAAAATTGGTGTCTGATAAATGGTTTGGCACACAGAAAAGTAAGATAGGAAGAGAGGCCTTCAAAAATGAGTGGAAGAAATTGAAAACAGTGGTAAGATGGCTAGATGATGATCCAATTAGCACATTGGAGAAATCCCCTCTCTCAAACCACATTCAGATAAGAAATTTCTTTGCCAGGATGGAAAATAAATCAAGAGTAGTGAGAGTGACAGGAGCACCAGTTAAGAAGAGATCTGGTGCTAGCAAGCTTGCTATGGTGATACGTGACAACTTTACAAAATTGGGGCATCTAAAAGGAATTGATGACTTATCAGGTCTTATAAGAAGCCATGCAGCAGAAGTTATCAAGCATGCACTCTTCTGTGTACTCCAAGGGCCATTTAGCTCAGATGCAAAGCTCCAATTCTCTCAGAAGATTTTATTTATGTCTCCAGAAATTGATTTAAAGGATTCTGACGGTAAGACAAAAACCAACCTGATAGGACTGATGCAGAGATTCATAAACGGAGACGGCAACCTGATCAGAGAGATGGAGCTAATTGGGGCTGGGACAGTTGGTGGTTTCACAGTTCGTCAGAAAAGTTCTATGGGAAGTGATGGAAAGATATGCTATTATGGCCCAGGCTCATGGAGAGGCATTATGGATGGACACCAAATTCAGATAGACATAAATAATAAGCAAGGGCTTCCTCCGCACATAACATCTGTTTCAATAAGTGATAAAGTGAGTCCCTGGGATCTATGCCAGAGCATAAAAGCATGGGCCGAAGATATGGGAGTTAAGAATTTGACAGATATATCTACTACCCACAAAAGATGGTTGTGCAAATTCTGGATGTACGATTTTAAGATGTTCGGATCTGATAAACCATTTGGCTGTCCAGTGTTCACCATAAGAGAGAGAATGACAGATCTCCACTTCGTCAAAACAGAGGATATTTGCATGAAAGTTAGAGGGTCAACAATAAACTTGTTTATACCCTTCCAAAGGTCTGACATGCACATACTATCATATACTGCCACTGATTATGATATAAGCCCATCATGTTTACGATCTAATGATCCCTTCTGTAAAGATGTATCAGACATGTTCCAACATGAGCCCAGCAAATCATGGATGAGGTGCTCTTCATTGCCATATGACTTTACAGGAGCTGTCTTGAACCTGTCTGAAGGGAAAATCAAAAGAGACCACATTGACACCAAGCGATTAAGAGAAATCATCAAGACATGCACTGAATCTTCACTAAGATCTAGAGTTGGAACAATCTATTCGGTCATACCAGGAGCTAATGAGTCCCATCAAGTTATGGATTCAGACCAGCTGTTTGAGCTCCTGATTGAGGACTTTAGTCCATCAATGTTTGAAGATACAGTGAGATGCTTAGAGGATGATTTAATTGAAAGTCTAGAGGATGAGCAATTTGATGTGACTGATTTAGACTTGTTCGGCCCAGCTCATTATAAAGAAGTTTCAGACTTGGCTATGGTATCTCACCCTCTTATGGATGATTTTGTAGAGTACTTAGTGAAGAAAATGGGGAGGAGGGAGATTCGAAGGGTGATTGAACAAGGTAAGTGTGTAAGCCGATTTAAAGATTATTCAGTCAGATTAATGAGAGCTCTCTCCTTGGATCCTTCTAACCTTATTGTGATAGATGAGGACTCAGATGAGCCACTTGAGGTAGATGAGGACTTAATAGGATAAACAGATGAGCTCTCTGAATAATTACAACATAGTGTGCCATCAAAAACTTAAGCCAACACTGACTTCTTCACAAAAATCACCGTGATCAAGTTTATGTGGGTTTAAAAAAATCCCTTGGCAGTGGAAGTGACTATCTAAACTTTCACTCTTTTGTGTTGGGGGCGGTCTTTGTGT